ATAGTAAACCTCATGCACTTGCATCTACCCTCTTGTGCGAGTACCGCTGGGGCGGTAGGTAGACAGATAAAAAATCCCCAGATTTAGTATCTATATACGCTGTTTAGAGTTGGGTGTCAATGCTCTCAAAAGAAAGGGGCCCGAAGGCCCCAATCTCGACCGGGAAACGCCCAATCCTTATTACGGACCGTTAGATCCATAAACGCCGAGGTAGTCAGATACGCCGAAGCTGTATCTTTCTCTTGCCTTGTAGCGTGCATTGCCGGTATCAAAATCACCGTCCATTGAAGTAGCCAGAGGCGTACGGACGAAGTGCTTCAGACCGTTAGGAACGTCGGTTGTCAAGAACCATGCAGCTGGAGCAGTCAACCAGTGGTTGATTGTGTAGCCTTCTGGAATTGAGCCGTTGTTCTTGATGGCATTGATATCGTTGTCAGATGTGCCAACACGGAGTTCGGTTTCCAACAAACGAGTAGCTACGAACTGTAGGGCTGGTGGGAGTACCAACTTCTTAGGCTTCGCAGCAATCAAAAGTCCACGTTCATCAGTCCAGAGGGAGATCTGGATAACGGCGTTTTCAAGAGCAGTTTCGTTCAGATCCGCTGGAGTAGCAGGTACGTTAGAAATAACGCCGCCGTATGTCAGAGAATGTGAAGCGCTGAAGAGGGTTGTACCATCGCCTGTGTTGTACGTGGTGAAACCGTTGTTCAGGATAGATGACGCCTTAACTTCTTTTGTGTAAGCCATTGCACGGGCCAGAGCCTTTGTGTAACGAGCAGACAGTGAGTCGTAAAGATTATCTTCCATAGCTTCTTCTGTGAGGGAGAAACCAAGGGCGATTGTTTCATGGGTATAACGAGTAGCCCATGCTTCCTGAGCTGTGTCGTACGCGATTGCGCTACCTTCCTGCTTAACAGGTGCAGCACCAAAGCCAGACAGCTTTTGCTCTTCTTCAAAAGAACGCTCAGAGGTCTCTGTTTCAAAGATCTCTTTGTATTCTTCGCCATATCTCTCATATTCCAGACCGAACAGAGCGTTCAGGCCGGGTAAGAGTTCTTTAAGTAATTGAGCGCGTGAAATAGCAGCCATTTAATTTTCTCCTTAAATACCTGTAGCCTGACGATAGAAGTGCAGACCGAAGTTGTAAGTAACAAGCAGCTGCTGGGATGTACCATCGGCAAGAGCCGTTGCAGGTACTATGTCAATAACACGGAACGGGAGTGTTGCTGTCGTATTCAAAGAAGCTAAGTTCAAAGAAACAACAGAGTCACGAGTCGTGGTATTGGTAAGCGCTGTACCGCCCGTACCGCCAGCCTGATAGTAACCAATGTTCTGACCAACAGCAGCGGCTGTAGCAGCGCCAGAGGTGTATGCAACACCAGAAGCGTTAGTAACAGTAGCCGTGAGGACAACATCTGGATCTTCAGTAATGAATGCATATGCATCGGATGCTACAGTCGTAGCAGGCCAAGTCTGGTTCTGCAACCAATACTTCAGGTTAGGGTCAGTATATGAACAACCAAGGAAGATACCGATAGGTGGTGTAGCAAATGCTGCTTTCGCACCAGTTGATGTATCAACACGAACAATTTGTCCGCTTGAGTTAATACCAACCAGATCACCAAACCCAATGTTGCTGGAATAACCAGAAGCAATTGGAAGCTTGCGAGTAGCACCTGCAAATACACGCCCACCGATTAGGTTCGTTGGCAAAAAGCCATTTGCGGCGAGATTAGCTGGGTAAGCCATATTAGTCTCCTAAAACAATTTCAATTAAAGCTTCGTTAGAAGCCTTTACCAAAGGACGTTGTGGATTTCTTTTCAGCGAAAAGAGGCATCCGAGGATCATTCTGCTTCATGAAGTTGTTATCAACTGATTCCATCTGTGCATTTGACAAATTGTCATAGTACTTCCGGCGTTGAGCAGCAAGTTCAGAAGCCACCTTACAAAGAACCAAACCACCGATTTCGATGAGTCCAGTACCTGCAAGACCAAAGGCAGCAAAGTCGTCGGCAATTTCTGGATGATCTTCTGCTTTACATGGAACCCAACCTTCGCGACGAACGCGGGCCATATTAGCTGGATCAGCCACACCCATAAGAGCTGAACGCTTCCAACCAAATTCGTATCCATCCTGCGGGGCCGGGACAGGTAAATCATGCGCGGGTTTCCAAGAATCCATACGCACTTCCTTTTCACGGGTTTCCGTAGCACGGGTCGGTCTGTTGATTTGTACGTTAGCCATTGACTGTTTGCTCCTTCATTTTATATTTTGCATAAGCTTCTAGGGTTACTCCTAGCTTCTTAGCGATTGCGGCCTCAGACGCGCTCAATGTGACTTTACGGGGTGCAGTAGTTCTACCTACAGATGCCACAGGAGATGTCTTTTTGGTCCGTTGAAAATTGTTTGGGAAAGTTTCCCGCATGCGGGCGTCCACCTTTTGATAGTACTCATCAGAAGTAGGATCGACACCGGATTTAACCAACTTTTCATGTACCCCGTAGGCGAAGGCGGTCATCTCTTCGTCTTGTCTAAACCAAGGATTTTTAGAAGCCCATTCTTCGGCTTTATAATCCCTAGTTGGTTGGGGCTGAGGTACATTTTGTTCACTATATACCGCACTTTGAGGCTGTTGTAAAGTCTGTTGCGGTACTGGTGGTACAAATCGAGTTAGCTGATCCTTTTGGATAGCTACTGCATTGAGTTCGCGCTGCGCTTCCAGAACACCATCGGTGTCACCAGATTCGAACGCTCGTCTGTATTTATCTTGAGCCAGCTGTTCCGCATAGTCGAGACGCCCTGAAGCTTCTTTCGTATACTCTTGATGGCCCCATGTTAGCGTGCTCTTTAATTGCTCATTTTCAGCTCTAATAGCCTGCGCAATACGAATAGCTTCTTCATGCTCCCTAGAAAGGCGTTCTTTTTCACGTCTCTCATTGTTTGCTTTGAAGGTTAGATCATCGATCCGCTTCTGAACTTTCTTAGAATAGCTTTCAACTTCTTTGCCGTGTTCGTCGTCTTCTTCCTCTTCCTTTAGCGCAACAGGAGGTTTGCNTCTGTCGGGTTCTGGAGTGTCATCAACGATTTCAATTTCAAAACCAGAGTCGTTGTTGTCTGGTAATACACTTTCGTTCTCAAATTCTTCAGCCATTAGTATGCCCTCCCAATTCCTCTAGGATCTTCTACAACACCCTCCACCATGTCATCGTTCAGCATGATGAATTCGTCACCATCTACAGAGAAGCGTGACCCCCTGTAAGCCCCAATAAGGANGAAATCTCCTTCCTTACACCATGGGCCCGTAGGGAACTTTTCTGTATCCTTGTAGGCCNTATCACCTATCTTAACCACCATGCAGACGACTGCACCGGCCTCTTCCCTTTTGAGGAATTCGTGTGGCTTGATGATTCCACCTTCACTTTTTTCTTCGATCTTTGGCTTAACAGCCAAGATTTTGTACCCAACAGGTGCCGGAAGGCGCGTTGCAAGATCTTCACTTTTGGCCACCGTTTTTTCAATGTCGATATTAGCGACTGACATTAGTCATCCTCATTGTATTTTTGCAGGTCTTTTACTCGATTAAGAGATAGGGACAGACCCGTAATGGTCCCTACCAATTGCTTGTACCCGGCATAGTCTTCCACCTGCCCTCGAGTGAGGGCGTGGATGTAGTTTTCTATGTCAGTTTCAAGTTCTTTTTGCAGTACATCTAGTACAGTTGTCATTTGTTACCCTTGAGGAGGTGTTGGTAAGTTAGGTGGAGGGAACGGAGACCCTGCTGGTGTTCCGGGCGGTACTATCGGGGCTGGTGGTTGGTTCTGTTGAGCCGTGGCCATATCCATACCCTTGAACAACCCCTCCACTTTGGCGTCTTCGTTCTGTAGAAGCAGCTTGGCCTCATTGTTGACCATTGCTATTTCCTTCTGGACTTTAAGCTTCTCAAGCTCAATCAACTTCTTATCGTTAATCTCTTGCTCTTTAAGTTGTAATTCTTTCTGTTGCATTTGCACCAACGGATCTTGGTTCTGCTTCTGAATCTGCTCTTGAGCGCTTGTTGCCTGATTGACTTGCAGAAGCTGTTTCGCTGCATCGGATGAGAGCTTGGCGATCTGTACCTCCATCTGTGGGTCCAATTGCTCTTCTGGAGGTGGCAAGCTAATGCCAAGCTGTTGCTCAATACCCTGACGGTACTGAAAGCCTAAGTGCTCCATGATGTGCGCCATAAGCGCCCCTTTGATTGCGTTAGCATTGGGGTTCTGCCCCATAACCGCCGCGATCTTAGGATCGTTGAGTACTGACTGATGCACTGTAAGATGCGCGTCGTGATCTTGGCCGATAAAGGCCTTAACCGGCGTCAGCTTGAAGATATTCATATTCTCCGTTACTGGATCTGTCGGCATGATATCCTCTTCAACGATCACGATCTTATCAGCGTCCTTAACACCCATGACCTCAAGCATCTGACGATGGAGTAGGGGTAAGTTGTAGATCTGAGGAGCCATCTGCGCCAGCTGAATAGCAGCCTGATACTGGATGATTCTCTGCGCCATTGTGCTGGCATTAGGGTCTGCAACAGGGATGATGTTGACGTTATCGTAGTCTTGTTTCTTAACAGATGCTGGTGCGCCGTACTCTGGCTCGTAGTCGTATGATGGATCCGTATAGTCACCAATTAATTTCTTAATCAGTTTGAACTCTTGCTCCATGGACGCATACACACGGGCCTGAACCGCTGAAGTTACCTTCAAAGTTCTCTCAAGAATAGCCAGTGTCGTACCTACTGGTGCTTCACCATTCATGTCCTTAGCATCAACGTCAGCTACCGCTGCAAGGCGTCGTCCTTCCTCAACTACATTTTGTAGTAAGTTAAATAGCGTTGCGCTTGGCTCTTTGTATGGAAGCGGTAGTATGTTGTCTTTAATGTTGGAAGACGGGACGTCTACGTCGCGCCATTCGCCCGGATTGATTGGGGAGTCGTCACCTTTAATGCGTAAGCCTCGAGATTTGAGACCGCCGGGAAGATTAGATAGGGTTCCCGCATCGATAAGCTGTCGGATGATAGAAGTCGCTGACTTTGCAAAACCCCCAATAAGGTGGATCAGACCCAAACCATACGCACCGAAGCCCGGTATGTAGGTGTACTGCACAATATGCTGGTTTGCTAGTTTGAATGGGTCGTGTTCGTCCCAATTTCGGCGGATTGAGAGGATTTTGCTGGTGCCTTTTTCAATCGTTACGACGTATGGCAGGGCAATGCCTGTCTCTTCACCTGTGTCTGGATCGACGTCTTCAAACCCTTCTAGGTCCAATTCGACCATCATTTCAAGGATTTTATAGCGGTCGTCCCAATTTGCGCGGAGCCCATCAACTTCATCCTTCCTTTCTTGGATGTCGGTAATGTCACGGCTTGGTTCGCCCAGCTCTATATCCCGATAAAATCCTGAATACTGGAGCTTCTTGATGTCGTTCTTGGTCTTCCGCATGACGTGGGTAACACGCTCCGCGGTACGCGCATCTGATGCCCCATATGGGAGATAGAGATCTTCCGCCGGTACAAACATCGACACCTGACGGTTTAGAGACGGATCAAAATAAACTTTCTTAAACGCCGCACCCGCTAGAGACAAGGCCCATAGCATTTTCTCGTGCTCTGCACGGAACTCGGTCATTTTCTCTGTGATGTTATAGTTAACATCTTTAACCACGCGGCTTACAGCCTGACGCGCTTTCTCATCTTCATCCCCAATGTACTTACCGCGACAAGGGCCAATGGCTGGGAACGTCTCAGAAATCATCTCAGATTGGAATCGGATAGCCGCTTCAGTCAGCATTGGATGATATACACCACAAGCACCGTTCCAAGGCGTCGTACGCTCTTCGATCTTTAAACCTAGAAGGTCAAGGCCATCTACATAAGTCTGCTCCCATTCTTTACGGGANCCTCGATCATGTTCGAAGTCGTCAATCAAATCAGAAGCTAGAGAGACGAGCTGATCATCATCCACAAACTCCGCAAGNTTAGCGTCGAATGAAGGGGTCTTTTCGTACTCTACATGGGTTTCGTCTTCGATGGGCGCGTTCGGGTCACCGATTTCTATTTCAATGGGTTGATCATCGTCTTCGGTAAGGAACGGACTCTTCGGATCAAGGGCGCGATCTATCATGTGGGTGCCTATAAGGATTCAATTAATTTCTGTAGGTAATGGATGGCTTTCTCGTAGTCCGTTTTAGCAGGACCTTTCTCGCCTGCCCGCATTATATACTTAATCGCATTCCCTCGATAAAAACCAATTGCTTGCGCGTGAGGGAGGTCGTCTATGACATCCCAAGGTTGTACTCGCATTTTCTTGTAGTGATTTCCTGCAATTTGTGTGTCTCGGGCTTTTGCTTGCTCGTTGCTTTTTATGTGTTCTGGCNCACCCATTTTCTCATTCTCCGCACCCAACTCCTCGTGTAGTCCTTTAGGTCCAAACATTGCTTCAAACTCCTCAGCATTCATAAAGTCTTTATCCCTCAAATGTATGTACAAAATTTGCCTCAATAATAACTGGCCTTGCGCGTTTTGTAGATCGCATAGTCCTCATCTGGTTCATCACGCACCGTACCAATAAACCCACCCGATCTAAACCTAGCCAAGGCTAGCGATACACAGTCAACAAAGTCATCATTTCTACCTGATGGGAAGGCAGCAACCTCGTTAATAACCTCGTCCGCCCAGCGTGTTTGGGGTGCCCAGACTTTCTTAGAAGCAAAAATGTCAGCAATAGCATTGAGTCGAGTAACTTTATCTTGCCCTCTTGAGGGTGTGAACTCTTGCACGGGAATACCCGAGCGCCTAAGCTCATAAATTAGGGGCGCACCGGTCGCTTTTTTCTCGATAATGATCCCATCGGGCTCCCATTCTTGGTAAAACTCGAGGGTTGTTTTCTTTAAATCTGGAAACTCCAGCCTCTCCCGCCATGCTTCCAGCAGTACAAGATTAGGCTGCCCTCCGTCCTCGTCGTTGTACCACACACCAAAGATTGTTATCGCACTATAGTCAGCACTGTTCTTCTTTTCAAACGCGGTATCCATCGACATCAGGACAAAATCACATTTTGGCGCTTCTTTCTTGGTCCATGGTTGCCACCATTCCCGCTTGATTATGGCATTGGTCTCTGAGGTAGGCTGTTGTTGGTACTGCGCCATCCATTTTGCTGTAGGGATTTCTGCTTTTACCGCTTCTAGCTCTTCAAGAGGCCAAAACTCTGGCCAAAGGGGCTTGCCCGACGGGAGAATGGCAGGNAACTCAATCACTTCCCANTTATCNCCATTATTTTTAGCNGAATTCTCCANCACCTGACCTGTCAGGTCGCGCTCTGACCACCGCGTATTGTGGCTTACAACACCATTTGCAATGAAATTTTCGGTGCGGTCTATTTCGACATCAAAAACTT